TCCGTCGCTGAGGATTATGCACTACCAGGCACTCCTCCCGCCATCATTGCCTGCAACATCTCCGGCGGGATCTCCCCTTGACCGTTCCCCGGTGGCGGCATCCCGGCCGGGGCGACACCGGGCGGCATCTGTTGCGGCGGTGCGCCAGGCGGGCCGGGCGGGACTCCACCTGGCGCACCAGGGGGGACCTCTTGCGGCTGAGCCGTGTTCGGGTCCATGTTCGGTGCGCCCTGCTGGTTGACGAACTGGCTGACATCTTTGATCCCGAATCCCTTCTGCAGCACCCACATCAGCAACGCCTGCGGGTTGGCCACCCCGGCCTGGAGGAAGGGCATCGAGGCATCGACCAGCTGCATCGCTGACTGCCGTCGGAACGTCTCGTTCTGTGGCTCCGTCGACCCGGCGGCGACCTCGTAGTCGAACTCGCCCTGGATGTACTCGGGGTCATAGTTGACCCACGCCCGACCGGGCATGGTGACGATGCGGGCCACCTGATCCCCGGTGAGGAACTGCTGCATCAGCCCGATGACCCGTTCACCGAGGCGAGCGAGGCTGGTCTCGATCTTCGCCAACCGGTCCTGAGCACGACTGTTGGCCGCGTCTTGGATCATCGCCGCCTCGGTGGCGGTGCGCTTGATCGCCCCGGTGTTGCCGCCCCGCTGGTAATCGGAGACACCGGACACCCGGTCGAGATCAGCGGAGATCATCGCCGACTGGTCGTAGAACTCGGAGGGGGTGACTACCGCCGGTAGCGGGGTGATCACCGCCGAGATGTTGCCGTCGGACATCACCGGGATCATCGTGTTGTCGATGTCCGCTTCCAGGGCCTGGACTCCTTCACGGTCGAAGGCGTCGCGGTCGTACAGCCATTTCCGCTGGAAGCGCTTGCGGTGATTCATCATCTGGGTACGGGTCTGGTTCAGTTCCAGCTGCAATGATTCGATCTGTTCGACGTCACCCATCGTGTAGAAGTGATCGGCGACCTCGTAGCCGCGGAGCATCTCGAACGGATGGCCCATCGCATAGGGCATCCGCCGGGGCTTGATCAGGAACCCCGATTCGTCATCGACGGTGTCCGAGTCGAGACAGAACGTCGACACCAGCTGAGTCTTGATGTCGTAGAACTCGATGATCTCGCAGAACGACTTGACCCCTTTCGGCACCGCCTGGTCGTTCATCCGCGCGTCGCCATCTTCGGTCGACCACCGTGACCAGCTGCGGGCACTGACCTTCTTCCGTGCCGTGGCGCTGTAGCGGCTGTCGACCTGGACATCTTTGATCGGACGCCAGGTGCGCTGGGCGATCCAGCACATCTCTTTCGGGTTGCGGGCATCGGGGTCGACGAACATGTCGAACGGGCTGATCCGTTCGACGAACGGCCGATCCTCGTAGACGTACTGTTCCGATTCGACGTTGCCTTCGACGTCGTCTCGATCGTCGACGCCGACGTCGGCTCCGTTCTCCGTGGCGTTCGGTTCGTCGGAGTCGACCTTCTTCTCTTCCGGCGGCTTGGTGAACTTGTAGCCGACCTTGCACCAGCCGTGCCCCATGATCAGCTGGTCGTTGACTGCCAGACGGAACTCTTCCTGGTAGTGCCAGGTACGCCAGAGGTAGTTGAGCACCTCTTCGACGATGATCGCCTGCGGTGCGGTGTTCGGGTTGCGGGCGTTGACGGTGAACTTCGGGTTGTTGACGGCGACGGCCGGGGCGAGGGTGTTGATCGTCGAGAAGATCAGGTTGACGATCAGCTTGTCGCCGGGCACGGCACCGCTGTACTGCTTGCCACGGTAGAGGTCGACGTACCGCCGCCAGTCGGAGTCGCAGCCTTCGTCGGTCCGCCAGCGCTTCGATCGCCTGATCTCGTCGCGGTACTGCTGCAGCCTGGCGGACAGTTTCATTACGACCACACTCCTCGTTCAACGGGCACCGCACCATCAGGGACGTTCTCGTTGATGAACTCCTGATTCGTCCGGGCAGCGAACGTCTCCCGCCCGTAACCTCCGCCACCGACGAAGCTGAACCCGACGCTGCGTACCCGGCAGAGGAAGCATTCGTCGTGCCCCGCTTCGACCGGTTTGCCACATCGGCAGTCAGGCATGTGCCCCTGCCGCCCAGGCGGTACCGCTCCAGTTGAAATCGAAGGTCCCGATGGTGATCTTCTGCCCGGTGGTCCACGCCGATGTCGGCACCGCGTTGTAGCCGAGGCCACTCAACTTGGCGGCATTCGGTGCGTCGGAGGCGGTGATATCCGTCTCCGCCGGATAGGTGGTCCCCGGTGCGGCAGCGGCGACACGCCCCCCGGTCGCCGTCTCACCCCACACGGTGTGCGGCGTGGTGTCGTAACCACGAACCATTTTGCGTGTGTTCAGCCGAGTATGAATCCTGTTCGGCAGCTTCTGCAGATCGAGTCTCATCAGACCCGTCCTCTCTGTGTGATTGGGTCGCGGACCCAGTGTTTTCCGATCGGTTCCGGCTCCAGCAGACCCTTCTTCTTGCTGATCTTGCCGAAGACATCGTCGCCGTAGAGCCGTTTCTCCATGTATCCCATCGTCCCCGGCCCCGGTTCACGCTCCGGTTCGTACTGTTGCAGCCAGACGTACTTGGTCATCTGCCAGGCGATCGACAGCGAGATGGTCCGGTCGTCGAACGGCGAACCTTTCATCTTGCCGGTGTCGTCACGAACGAATGATCGCAGTTCGGCGACGGTCGCGGCGTCATGCAGCTGGCAGGACTTCTCCCGCAGCGCCTGGTTGAGTTCGTCGATGGCCAGCGGTTTGGTCACCTGGGTGGTCCGCCAACCGAGGATGTCGGTCGGCACCGAACGCTTGTACCGCGGTGAGCGCTGCATGTAGATCGGGTGGTATTTCTGATGGTGCAGGGCTTTCAGGGTGGTCAGACCGTGGTTGTTCGATTCGACGCCGATCAGTGCGCTGCCGTACCACCGCCCGATCGGCCCGAGAACCTCCGATCCGAACAGGTCCGGATCGATCCGCCCGTGCCATGTGGCGACGACTTCGCCGTTGCGCGCGTTGATGACGTGTGCCGACGAGAAGTCTCCGTGTTCCATTCCCTGTGACGGGTCGGCTCCGATGGCGTAGCGCCCGTTGCTGTCCGGCCAGGCCCAGATCGAGAGGTTGCCACCGAGGCGTTCGACGAATGACCAGCTGCGATACTGCTCCAGATTGCCGCGAGCAAGCGGATCACTGACGCGCAGAGCACGGAGCATCTCGGTGGAGAACACGGGATGCCCCGATTTGAGGAACGCTTCTTCCGGGTTGTCGGGGTATTCCTGAGCCAGCTGCCATTCAGGGAGATCTTCCTTCTTCTTGTCGTACCACGCCTGGTCGCGGCCGTTGGCCCACCACGGGTGGAACATGTTCTTGAACCGGTTGGTTCCTGCTGTCGCTCCGATCCACAGAGCGTGGAACAGGTTGCCTTCGCCTTGGGCGGTGGACAGGGCGATGACCCGTCCACCGATGTCGGCGATCGGTTCGATCGACGCCCAGGCTTCTTCCGAGTTCGGCAGGTAGGCCAGTTCGTCGATGATCACCAGGTGGACGGATTCGCCACGGGCCGGGTCGGATGCCGAGGGCAGGGATTCGATGTATGACTCGTTGGCGTATTCGATCTTGGTCTGGGTCATGTTGATCGGCGGACCGCGGAACTTCATCCATTCGGGAAGGAATCGATGGCAGTACTTGGCTTTCTGCAGCAGCTTGATCGCGTCGCGTTCGGTGCGGCTGAGCATGATGACGACGCGGTCGCTGTAGAAGAAGGTCAGCCAGAAGGCGTAGACGGAGACGAGGGTGGAGAATCCCAGCTGTCGGGCTTTGAGCATCAGGCTGTAGCGGTTGTTGATCCACAAACTGACGGATTCCCGCTGACTGTCGTAGAGATCGAACTTGATCCGCCCGCGCGAGGGGTGCTTGATGTAACAGTAGGTCGAACAGAAGTACTCGAAGGCGGCGAGCAGCCGCTCCGGGTCCTGGGTGTCGGGTGAGCATTTCCGCCACTCCCGCTCTTCGAGTAGTTCGGTGAGCGAGAAGTCGGCGGCGTCGATCACGGCCCGGCTTCCAGGGTGGTGATCCGCGCGTCGAGTGCTTCGATGAGTGCCCGCATCTCGGCGAGTTGCCGTCGGAGGTCGAACAGTGCCCGTCGTTCAGCGGAGCGTGCCGCTGGTTCGTAGCCGTTGAGGACGTCAGGCATCGGTGCGCTCTTCGAGTTCCTGGGCGGCGCGCTCGGCGAGGATGGTCATCAGTTCGTCGTCGCTGAGTTGCTTGGGGTCTTTGCTCACTTGGATGTCGATCTTCTTCGGTTTGATGGCGTCGATCGCTTCGAGGTAGGCGCGGGCTGCGGGGACCTGGCGGGGATCGGTCCTGTCTGTTGCAGTCTCGAATAGTTTGGTGACGACCTGTTGTGCTTTCTCGGGTGATCCGACGGTTTTGCGGTAGCGATGTTCCCAGACGCGCAGGAAGTCGGGGTCATTCTTCCACTGCGAGAGGATGCTGGGGTTGATTCCGAACTGTTCGGCAAGTTCTGCCTGGGTGGCGGGCTTGCGGTCTTCGGGAATCGTTGCCAGCCAGTCGAGGAAGATCTCCTGTCGCGGGTCGTTGGGGTCGTAGCGAGCGCGCTGGGCAGCCATGTCTCCCAGTATGGACCGCCAGCTACAGCTGTAGCTGGGTGTTACCCACCGGTAACTTACCCGCAGGTAATATCATCAAGGTACTTGCAATCTACCTTGAAGGTAGCTATAATGGGGTCATGCCACCGACCAAGCTGACCATCCCCCGACGGGCGATGGACCCCCGCTACAACCGGGTGCAGATCAACATCAAGATCCCCTGGTGGTATCGAGAGCAGCTGATCGACGAGGCCAACCGCTTCGATCTGACCGTTCCGCGCCTGGTCAAGCAGGTCATCGAGGCTGCCGTGCCACCGGACCCGCCGTCATGATCGTCGTTGGAATCGACCCCGGCGTCACCGGGGGGATCGCCTGTTTCAGCCACAACGAACTGATCGCCGTCAGCGAGAT